TAGGGTTATTTGACGAGTAAAATCCGCAGGAAGAGTTCCGATATCAAAAAGACCCGTAATATTATCGGATACTTTAATCTCTTCATCCTTGAATAGGTCTAATTGAAGTCCATTTGCAACTAACCTATAAGATAAACCTTGACTTGATACAACACCCATTAGATAATCAATTTATAGTTCTGACCGAAGTTGAAATCAAACGAGTATTGGATTAGTTTATCTACTACACCCGTTTTAAACTGAATGTTAGATGTAGCGATGGTTATAGGTCTCAATAACTCATTAGTTTCATCATATACCCAATAGATTTCATCACTCACCAACAATTGTTTTAAGATTTCGTTGTAATCTTCACTTAACCAATCAGTATTCACACTCAATGCCTGTGTAGAATCACTTACATAGTTCTGAACTGAACTATCGTATTGGTTGTAAGATAGAGATGAACCCTGCCACGAACCTAATTGTGGTTGGTATGTTCTTGTTGTGGTTGAGAATGATTGTCTTGATACTAAATTAAAGTTTAAGTAATCGTATTGACCGTATCTATTCTTCCACTTAATTCTAACATTTGGGTATTTCTTTTCACATACCTCATCAAATCGAATACAATTACCCACATTTGTGTAAATGGTTGTACCTTCAATACTAAATGAAGATGATGTGAATATATTATCATTTACATCACATGATTGTGCGAATACTAAACTACCGGTATAATTTTCACCGGTTGCAGATACAAAATATCCACTCTGAAATTCTACTAAACCAGTAGAACAATCTACAGTTCTAACCTGAGCACAATCAGTAGGACCAACACCACTTTGGTCAAAGATTAGTAATCCTTCAGGTTGTACAACATATAAAGTCTCACTACCTGTGTACCAACAAATTGAGTTTGCGTTGTTTAAGATAGGTTCAGCACCATCAATATTAAAATCAACTTCACCTTCCAACATTGCTTCTGAAAAGAATGATGCAGATACATTAGTAATGGTTTCTACGGTTGATCCAGAGATGGATGAAGAAACAGGACAAACCTCATACCACCCATTGTAAGTAATTGGGAAACCATCCTCTGATGGGAATACTGGTATTTGTTGTATTTGGTTGGAGGAGGTAAGGGAAGAACTTACTTGAATTAAAGAAGATGTGGTAGAAGATGTATATTGGATATAATCAACATTTAAGTTACAACCCTCACCCGTAAACACTCCAAATGTTCCAATGTTTCCACTAAATACCGATTGAGATGAAGGCCCATCTGTCATGATAGGCCAAAACTCTGATTTACTTACAATAGGTTGTCCAATCGGTTCAGGGAATATTCCATATCCATCCAAGGCCTTGTAGTTTCCTGTTGGATAATGTGATGATGTTACGAAAAACGATCCTGATTTGTATTGAGAATAAAAATCTAATTTGAAATAAACCACATTAGATGGGTTCTCTTCCCTTAAATCTACTAAAGTGGAGTTGATTATCTTTGATACATCAAATATACCGTACTGTTCAAGATTTGGATATTTTACAAGGGTGTAATCACTCGAACCCGAAACCCCTTCTGACCCGGTCCAATAGTAAAGGTCTGCCACATATTGAAATGATGCAGAGGATATACTACCCGTAGGAGATTCCTTCACCGAAAATACTATTGGTGATTGTGCTAGAGAACAACTAGCGGGATATTGATTTATGGTTATCGCCATTTCAAATTATTCTTTTATATTTTAACCAACTTTTTAGAAAATATTAGTGAGGTTAGGATATTTTGAATCCTGCCTTCTTAAACTCACTATCAAGTACTTCGAGTTCCCCATCTACTATCTTTTCTACTTCACTCATTAAAAACTCATCTAATACCTTTTGGAACTTTGGTTCTTCTAATCCTAACTCAGCCCAAGGTCTTTTATTCATTCTACGAGTTCCATTATGAACCCATCTACCATAATCTGCTCCTGTGGGTGCAATATCAACAACTAACTGATATCCATTCTTGATTTTAGAACCAATTCGTTTAATATCGTTGTTGGGAGATGTTAAGAACTTTGTTAAAAGATTACCTGTCTTAAATGCCCTTGAACTACCAGTTTTATACCCACTATAAGGAAGACCAGGATACAATGCCTGTGCCGCTGATTTCCTATATTGTTTTGCTACATCTTGTAAGGTTGTCATGGTAGTAATTCAAACAAACATCTATTTCTATCGTTGTGAACTCTAATATCAAAGTCCGCAACCCATCCTGCTAACCCATTATCATACTCTTCTTTAAATGCAATACAAGAAATAGTTCCATCAACCTCGAATGCTTGTGCAGATGGTGCATATTGTGTGTAAGATAATAAATCGTTGATGATAGATAAAGTGTTTGCGTGAATATCTACAACATCATTTACTCCTTCAAAATCAATTGATTGTTGGTTAAATGAGCCTGATGATTCATTACTTTTCAGTTTCATTTTATCTGCAATTGTCAACTGACAGGTATAAACAGTAGAACTATCTTCTAAACTTGCATTTGTAATCAAAATATTTCCCAATGGATACTGAGGAAACTCTCTTGTATCAATAGAAAAAACATCACCTTGTGAAACATAGTTCAAAGATGGGTGATTCTTCATAATGGTTTTAAAGTACTCCAACGCATTGTAGTAGAGAGAGTAATTTGTATTTAGGGAAGATGCCATATTAGTTTATTTAATTAAAGTTGTAATCCACCAAAGTATTGGTTACTCATATCAGGCCAAGTTTGAGTTTGGTTACCTACAGTTTGTAGGTATTCAGGTATTTCATTTGAGTAAGCTATGAGATAATTCTGTAAGTTGGTAGAGTAAAAATCTGCATTGTTTAAGGCTTTGTTCAAAAGATAATCAATTTCGTTCTTTCCTGGTGAGATAGATTGTTCACTCTGATGTTTAAACGAACCCTCACTCTTAAACGAAATACCACTAAATGGAATATACTCAACACATGAGTACCAAATCAAAGTAGGTTTGATATGGTCATCCATTAAAGCTTCGTAATATCCTGTGAATGGAGTTCCAGCAGTAATATCAGATTGTAATCTATCAAATAAAACCGTACCCAAGATATTCAACAAATACTTGTCTTGTGCGGTTCTGATAAATGGTAACAATTTATCAGCATCTATCGCTCCTTGAAGAGGAGTGTTTTTGATGATATCATTTCGTGTGATAAATAATGCGTATTGGCTCATGAGTAGATTTCGTTTAAGTTTTCTTCTTCCTGTGTGTTAGGATTCTCCATTTGTTCGTTCACATCTTCTTCAACTTCTTCTATTGTCTGACCAGTTTCTTCCGCCGTTGTAGAGAGGATTGCAAGAGGTGTGAGTTGTTCAAAATACAATTCGGTATCTTCACCCCATCCACCAAAAGAAAGTGCATCCTGTAAGGTATTTAGGATAAGATTTTGGAATGGAGAGATTGTCATGGTTTGTAGAATTGAAAAAGCCGTTTTCATCTCCTCACTTTGAGAAGAGAATCCATTATTTGCAGTTCTAATACCAAATAGAAGTGGTGATGTAATTCTGTGTGCTACAAGGATTCTATCTTGTGCATAATCAGCAACATACTGATACTTCTCGTGTAAGTTTTCAGTTTGGATTGTATCAATGGTTGGTTTGTTGGTTGCATCATCGTTAAATGAAACCATGAATCTACCTGCGTTTCTTGTTCCTGTGAACTTAGCCTCAATCAAACTCTCAATAGTTTGTCTTTCTTCAGGTGCGGGAACTCCGTTATTCATGTTCACCATTACGAGAGGTAAGAAACCATTCTCGATATTGTTGATGTGTAGGTTAGATAATTCTGCTTCTACAAATGAGAACTGAAGTGCAGCTATCCAATCAGGTAAAGAGTAGTAATACTTTCCAGGTGAGTAGTTCTTAAACCACAAGATTTCCATCTTCTCTGCAGATGTTCCAAATGCAGGAATTTCTACTTTGTGTTTGTGGTGTCTCATATCACTCCAATCTTGACAATAGAAGTATTTCTGAACTCTTGGAGTATCATGGATTTTCTCTGCTCTCAAGTTTTGAACAGGAACATGATACATTTTCTTAATTTTTGTGTGATTCTCGTTCCAATATACTTGTAATGCACCATTACCAAACAATTTAAGGTCAAATGTCAATCTTTTTACATCCTCTTGTGGAAGTAATTTCATTAACTCTTTATCAAAGTTAGGATTGTTAGAATACAAACCCTTACCATAG